GTTGGGACAGGTGCTACGGTAGCGGTGGCGGTTACGCTGTTCGATGCGCCCAGTCTGAAAGGCGCATCGTTTCCTCCGATGCTAGGAGCGGGAGCAGGCGGAGCCGTATCACGCGTAATACGAATAGAATCGCTATTTCCCGAAGGTTTTACATCGTATGTTACATTATTATCATCAAGGCTCACAAATTCAATATCATCTACGGCACGAATTTCGGCTGCCGGAGAGTTCGGACGACCCATAGAACCCGCAATCTTTCGCTGGTTGCCTAGGAGGTTCAGATCAAAATCGTTCTGGCTGCTAATATCAAGAGCACGTCCCTCATCCCGCATAGCCGAGATTTCGGGGAAAGATACGGAATCGGATATGCGAATGGTAGGAGCGCTCATTTCCTTCTTTTACCTCCTTTGTCTTCGTTTTAGATTACTGAACGCATGTATGCCTGAGAAAAATTGAAACTATGTGTCCTGTAGAAATAGGAAAACGCCCCACCAATACAATGGATAATCCTTCCTATGCGCGCCGAACCAAAGCTATCAAGGCAAAAGAGAAGCACCAGCGTAATCCCTACTCCTCCAAGCATGTGCGTCAACAGATCGCACAGCCTAAAACGACAAAACATAAATAACCATAGATAATATGCCGGTCCCCAGAGCCCGCCTCCTAAAAGATTTGCGCGCCAACTCAGTTATTCCCCTTCTAGTTCACGGTCAATGTGTTGTTTTGTTTGAAAGCACTGATAATACAACGCCGTGTAGTTTTTATTTACTAAATAAAGAAAAAACGGGCGGGCTGGCTGTTGAATTTAGTCTTGGTCACATTCGTGTATTTGTTATATCATCATCTGAACCTAAGGAACTTATTGATAACAAAAATAATGCGGGATTGATCAATAAAAGCGGCGCTTATTATTGGTTCAGTCTTGATAGTCATAACAAAACGTTATACGGTGGTATTGGCGAACCCCGTCTGGAAACAATGGTGTATGAGTATGTATTTACCGATGATGTCGCTTTTTTAGAAAGTCTCAGCATTGTTCAGTTTAATACAATAAATATCAAGCCGCTGAAACTGTTACGCGACCCGATTACCGATTATATCCCCCTCAGTGTAAAAAATACCGATACTATTACGATGGACGATATTGCGGGCGGAGCGTTTCTGCCAAAAGCAAATCTATCAACAATGGCGCAGAAACTCTACGACGCAATTGCGGGTAAAAAGTTCATTCTGGACGATCCGACGTTTCCAGATTTTTCCAAGGCGATTGAACATAGTATTCAAACCCCTGGTTGCTGGTGCTATCAGCGCCTATTAGAAAAGGCGAATGAATTTAGTAAGGTGCCCCATCCAGAAGAAACGTATCTACGTATTACAATGGGCAAGAATAACGGCGAGTCGCCTGGTGTGCCGTATGTCATGGAGATTTGGCCATCTGGGCATTACTCGCCAATTCATAGCCATTCTGCGGCAAATGCGGTCATTCGTGTGCTTCACGGAGCCATTCAGGTTGAGTTATTTCCGTTCTTATGCGACGAAAAGGAAGGAGTAAAACCATTTGGCACCGCAATCTTTCATAAGGATGATATTACATGGATTAGTCCAAGCCTGAACCAAATCCACCGTCTTACAAACCTTAAAGCCAACACAGAGCCGTGTATAACGATACAGTGCTATATGTATAATGAGGATGACGATACCCATTACGATTATTTCGATTACCTGGGCGACAACGGCAAAAAACAGCAATATACGCCGGATTCGGATATGGATTTTGTCATATTCAAGCAACGGATGAAGGAAGAGTGGCTAGCCGTCTAGGCAAAAAAATAAACCGTAGCAATAGAATGAGCCCTATAACACACTACATTGTTATGTTTATCATATCAATGTTGTCTGGACTGCTGTCTACTATGAATATATGGGCAACTGGATTTAGCGATATGCGCACTAGTTTGAACGATGTATATATGTCATCCCTGATGACCGGTTGGATGTTTTTGTTTATGGGTCTTGTGTACCAAGAAACAACTACATTTATATTTGGAACCGTGCTGACCATCGCATCTATAGTATGTATCCGAATTCAATACGGAATTACACAAGACGAATATATAAAAGGTATGATTCCGCATCACTCAATGGCAGTCCATATGAGTAAACGACTGTTAGAAAAACCGAATACTATAAACACCTTTTTACAAAAAATTATCACAACACAGACCGAAGAGATTCAGTTTATGAAGCGATTGAAAGAACCTAAGGCTTAGTTATCGGTAAACTGAGTTTATTTACGTTTGTTTTTATGTGTCTTACGAAGGCGTCCGCTAATCTTCCGAGTGCGTTTCTTATTAAGAGGGTGTGTATATTGACGGAGTGGTGTTGATGCTGCTGGTATCAATGTATTTTTAATAAATTGCAACTCTGGTGGTGATAGTTTACGGAGGTCGTCAATTACCTCCTGCGCGGCTCTTGTTTTTTTAGGAGCAGCAAAGAGTGCTTCAGATGTTGATCCATAAGGAACAACAGGTGGGTATAAGATTATTCCCGTCTCAATAGCAACGTGCTGGATTTCCTCGGGCGACAGGTGGCGCATCTGCTGCAGCACAGACTGCGCCTCCAGCGACTTCTTGGGTTCAATCATTTTATTTGACATTATTCTGTTTATTAAGAATAAAATTACTGCCGATAAGCCATCAAAAACGCATCGGCAAGATCGGACTTCTTCGTCCGCCCCGCAAAGTATTTAGCCCATACAGAAGCTTTTGCCCCATTCGCCGCCAATAACGCAGTCACATCGGCTTCGGCACCGTCCTTGCGCGCCTTATACGCAGCGCCCGCCGTAGCACCACTAATATCTGTCACCCCTCGAGATTTAACACCGGCATGGACAAAGTCAATGTTACCGGTCCAAAAATACTCTGATTCCAACCGATGCGCCAACAGTGTATACAACATAATCTGTACCGATTTCATGGTGGGGTTGGTCATTGCGGGCTGGTTCTCCAGTCGAATCAATTCAGCCCGTGCCATTGATGAAAGTACAGAGGTTAGCCAGGTATTCATCGCCCGTCGGATAGTATCCAACGATACCGACATGGTTTTCACCGGTTTCCACGGCACTAAATATTCTTTCTCCGCCCACGAAACAAGATCGGGTTTCTTCATTTTCTTAGCGTCCACACCGCGACCAATCGCCAACGCCTTGAGCTCTTTCGCCCCCATATCGCATGGCAAGCATGGCAGCGACGGCTTTGATGTCGCCGATTTCTTGACGCGGACGCCGCTACCGCATGCCTTACACCATTTCGTCCCTTCCCCTACATGGATCCACTTCGCACCACCACCGCAACCCACGCACGATTTAGCAGTTTGCGCCGTTTCCCCGCCTTCAAGCAGATCGACGTTATCCCACGCAACCACCGACCATTCGCCAGAAAGTCCGTGCTCCATGACGCAATACGCCAGATTGCGGATACCCATATCAAATCCTACATAGATGGGCATGTCAATAGGTCTCTATTTTAATAAAGATTTAGACCTAATCTAAAAATAATATTTATTCATACACCCACCCGCTGTCGCAATGGCAGCAAAGTAAGGATTCGGGTCGCATGACATATCCTTTTCCCTTACAATAATCACAATTCTTTTGCTTTACAGGGTCAAAGTCATTGTAGACGCACCGATAACATGGTTCCTCTGTTATAGGATATACAAATCCGCTACCTTTACAGTTTCTACACTTCTTCTTCTTTGGTGGTGCTTCGCGAGGCATGATTATAAATACTTATTCGTTCGTTTTAGACAGTTCGAATAAATTCCCAACCCATATCTTCGCAGATTTTCTGCCAAATCTTATCCTGCATATACAACTTTTCACGGCTTTTTAGCAAAGGAAAGCAAGGCAAATAATCGTCCAACTCCAACAGTTCACAGAATTTATACAATACAAACGAATACGACAAAAAGTTCGAGCGCTTCTTAGGGCAATGTTTCACGAAACTAAATTGGATTTCCTTAAACATATACCGAAGTTTTTCTTCGACTTCGCGCGACAGCACGGGCGCCGAAATACCATTAAGTCTGTTTAGAATATGTGCAACATGATCATAACAACGATTGAGTTTCAGTTTCTTGATAATATCTTTTAGTTTCGAGGGCTTCAGTTTGCTCATGTCAGTAATACGTTCCTTGCGGAGTTCTTGTTTAATTTGATCCAAAATCGCCGGCGAAATTTCAGTCGTCTCTTTCGCCTGAAACTGCGCCAGCCATTCATTCAAATGATTAATCTTTTTATAGGCGTAGTAGGACATTTCTCTAGGCGGGTCCTTATACGACGGCTTCTCGGAATCGACCAGCACGTAGTCGCGATATCCGCACTGCGGGCAGTCCAAAAACGTTTCATTAAATAACATTTCGGATTCGCAAATTGCGCAGTTGCCAAAATTTTCCGTAATCGACGACGCAATACTATTTTCATGTTGGATTGCCGTCGGATTAAGCGCAGTTAAATAATTTTCGAGCGCCTTATCGCGTTTAAATCCAATCGTGTTTGTAATCGCTGACGCTTTCTTCACCTCAGGAATTAGGTCGTTCGTTTTCGTCGAGGCAGCATCAACCTCCGTGGTAAAATAGGAGTAAACGCTATTGGCGGGCATTTTGCCAAATTTTGCAATAGGGTCGGTAGGCTTTTCGCCCGTGGCAATACGCTCCTGCGCGTCGCTGTAAGAAAACAGAATTTCACCAACGCGTAAAAAATAGTCCGCCTCTGCGGTGCCGTCTTCGAGTTGATGAATAGTTTTTTCCAACGTGCGAATATCTTCTTCTAATTTTTGGCGGCTAGCCAAAACCACCACATCATTACCATTTGTTAGAACGCTAGGCTCCATAAATTGTTGTTCTACCGCGGCAAGTTTTGCGTGTTTTGCCGCCAATTCTGTGCGCAGCGCGGGTAGGTTATTTTTTTCTTCGCGTAGTTTTGTAATTTGTTGCGTATGAAACGACTCCAGGGTCTTCGCAGGCTCCAAAGTTTTAGGTATTCGTGTAGCAACGGTCTCATTAGATCCTATTGGTCGTAATAGGTCATCTAACGATAAGGGCTCGCTCATTGTAGCACTTATACTAAGAAAGCAAAAAAAGAATGTTTAGACCGTAGCAAATACGCGGGCAACATGGGTAAAATCTTCTTCAAAAATCTTCCCGGAGCCGAAAATTATTTTCTCGGGCACAGGTATAAACAACAATGGGCTCCGGTGGTCTTATGCAGCTTGTCGCCTATGGCGCGCAGGATATCTACCTAACGGGCAACCCGCAGATTACCTTCTTCAAGGTGGTCTACCGTCGCCACACGAACTTCGCCATGGAGTCGATTGAGCAGACGTTCAACGGCTCGGCGAACTTCGGCAAGAAGGTGCAGTGCACGATCAGCCGCAACGGCGATCTAATCCACCGCGTCTACCTCCAGTGCACACTCCCCTCCGTCGTCCTTGCCCCCACGGACGGCTCGGGCGCGCAGTTCCGCTGGCTCAACTGGGTTGGCCACAACCTGATCAACAACGTCTACGTCGAGATCGGCGGACAGCAGATCGACAAGCACTACGGCGACTGGCTCCAGATCTGGAACGAGCTGACACAGCAGCCGGGTCTCCAGGCGGGCTACGCCGAGATGGTGGGCAACGTGCCCCAGCTGACGAACCTGCTCGTCCAGGGCGGCGAGGGCTGCGACAACTACTGCGGATCGGGCGAGCCCCACGCGTCCCAGGAGGTGCGCAACTGCGCGCCGGAGTACACGCTCTACATCCCCTTCCAGTTCTGGTTCAACCGCAACCCTGGACTGGCGCTGCCGCTCATTGCGCTGCAGTACCACGAGGTCAAGATCTGGCTGGAGTTCAACCCCCTCCAGAACCTCGAGTGGGACTACGCCACAACGTCGACGGGTGCGCCCCAGTCCTCGTCCCCCATCCAGCAGCGCATTGCGGCGGCTGGACTGGTCTCCGCGTCGCTGTATGTTGACTACATCTACCTCGATACGGATGAGCGCCGCCGCTTCGCCCAGGTATCCCACGAGTACCTGATCGAGCAGCTGCAGTTCACGGGCGGCGAGTCCGTCACGTCATCGGCGAACAAGATCAAGATGAACTTCAACCACCCCACAAAGGAGCTGGTGTGGGTTGTCCAGCGCGACTCGTATGTGTCGTGCGACCCGGCGGTTGTCAACCCCTGGAAGGGACAGCAGCCGTTCAACTACTCCGATTGGTGGGATCGGTCGGTGCTCGAGTCGGGCTACTCCGTCACGCGCGTCGAGGGCATGGCGGGCTACAACCCTGTCGTTGTCGCCAAGATCCAGCTCAACGGTCACGATCGGTTTACGGAGCGCGAGGGACGCTACTTCAACTTGGTCCAGCCTTACCAGCACCACACCAACATCCCCGCGGTCGGCATCAACGTCTACTCGTTTGCCCTCAAGCCCGAGGAGCACCAGCCCAGCGGCTCTTGCAACTTCTCGCGTATTGATAACGCGACGCTGCTGCTCACGCTGTCCAACAACACGGTCAACACCTACAACACCGCGCAGGTCCGCATCTACGCCGTCAACTACAACGTGCTCCGCATTATGTCGGGCATGGGTGGACTCGCCTACAGCAACTAAACGCCCAGCGTCATACTCGCATTCGTGCGTTTATGGCACCGCGTTTCGTTGCGAAAGCACAAAAATCTATAAAAAAAACAAATTTCTACAACCGATGTACTTTTAGTGCTTCAGTTGAAAAAAACAATATTTAATAGAGACAAGCATGTCCAATGCGTCAAGTGCCCCGATGGTAGCAATGAAACAGATCATGGATATTATTGTCAGCGGAGACGTTGAGGGATTAAAAGTCGCACGGCAAAATACTTTCAAGTTGAGAAGCAATGTTGAGAAACTGGGCTACCCAGGTCTCAGACAATTTTTAACTACATACATACATCCTCAGGATGGAAGCGAGTACCAAGGAATGAACCCACTCCAGTTAGCTGTGTTGACAGGTAATCCTGCAATGGTCGAAGAGGCGATGTATTTGGGCGCCGATCTGGAGACACCAAGCGGTGCGACATTAGATCCCGAATTAGCCCAGAA